GTCCTGTGGAACCATCTTACCTCGCTCCAGGGCTCTCTCGAGTCCTTTTGCAAAGGTAGGAAGGGTAATGGTTAAGAACTCCATTCCCTCGTGTTCGACCCGACTCTCGAGCTTATTATAGTCGAGAGCGGTGCTAGTGCTACACCAGCCAGCCAATTCATTGGCTAGCTCCTTCCAGAACAGCGTAAGGCTTTTCATCGACCCTCCTAATGGGGGTAATCGAATCCATAGCCTCACGCATTTTCCTCCCCGCCCACTAGAGGGTGTTCAATTCTCTAGCGGCTGCGTGCCTCCGTCAGGAGGCTCGTAGTTGGGGACCCCGTAAAGGGGCCGACCTTTCCTAGCTCTCACCACCAAGAAGCTTGGTGATCATAGCACCGGAACTGGCCGTCAGATAGGCAAGAAACCCATCGACGATCAGCTTCAGCTCCGCGTTGGTATAACCAACGGGGGGCTCCGTAACAACCAGGTGAACTGCTGCCTGGTACGGGGTGTTCTGGGCTGGGAAAAGCGGGTCTGGAGCAACTTTGAAGTTGTCCAGACGAATCAGTCGACGTGTGTCCTTGTTCCCATAGTTATGGGAAACACTAAGGACATACGTACCGTCGTCCTTCTTAAAGGCACCACGGTCTGTCCCAGACGAAGTCCGGGGCATCGACTGAGCCACCGCGTTAACGGTCACGCTCTGCGGATCAGAAAATGCCATGAGGCACTGTCCTTTCAGGTTCATACACTATCTGGAATGATAGCGCATGGAGGTGGCCGGCTATGTACTTTACATAGTCGGTTGCGCCCTAGTCTAGCTTCGGGATAATCCCAAAGCTACTAGGACAGATGTCTGAGCAGCCGTAAGGTTGTTCAGATCGGTGCCAAAGCCATATGGTGTGGAATCGCGACGAAGCAGATATTCATCTGTCTGGTCTCGGGAAGAACTAGTTTGGAAGCTAGTTCCCCCATACCAGGTTGCCGAAGCAACTTCGCGGCGAAGTGTACGGGACATCATGTACCCGTACTCCATCACCAATCCGTCGTGGCCCAATGCGGAGATGTTATGTAATACATCACCGGTATTGGAGAACCAGTCGGCGGACCATGACCAGGGAGCAAGATTCCAGATGTTCTCGGGACTAGGATTAATCCCGAACAACTTCTGGGCATAGGCGTAATGCCTCTGCAATTTCTCCGCTGTCGTAACTCCAATGGGTATGTGGTACCGGAAAGCTCCGGAAAACCACTGCTCACTAGAGCAGGACACGAAGATGCTCCCTGAACCAAAAGCTCCAACCGCGGCAGGGATGGGTACAAATGACCCAGCCTTGTCCGATTGAGAGCTTGAGGCGAACGGATAGTTATACCTTCTCCGGATTTTTCGATCAGAATCTTTTCGATACTGTTCGATAATCCTGTGAGAGTCCATCACAGTCTTTGCAAACTGTTTGATGTCTCTCACAAGAGGCTTCCATCCAAATTCTGAATTGAGGTACTCCTGACCCGCACCGCGGGCCAGATTAGTACGTTCTTTCCAGAGTGAATGGCCGCCAATGGAGGGTATACCATCTTTCTTCAACTCTCCAAGACTAACAAGGAGATGTGAAGATGGATTGGTCGGCTCCACTTGAGCGATGGCATGACTGCCCATCGAATCAAGCTCTACGTTCGTCTTCTGGACAAAGGGATTAATCCCAATGAAACCAGTAGGCGTAGAAACGTAGAAACTCCCGCGGAAGCGAGAGTCGGAAACCGACGCGGGTGAGACGGTAACCGATTTCTTAATTAAAAGAAACGGACCGCCTGCATCACCCTTCCCGGAACTCCATCCTACGTGATTGTCAGTGACCATCTCGTAGGTGTTTAGGAGTTGCCAGGAACCCGGTTCCCAAGCGGCAAATCCACTCGGTCTCGACTCGTAAGAGCCTGAAGCCGAAATGGAAGAGCCTTGCTTGTACACCGCAATCCTCCGTTCATCACATATGGACGCTATATGGAAATAGCGCTAACACCGAGGCGTGAC